TTTTTTTATGCAGACAGAAACTGTGGTAACACAGTACGTTGCAGCAGTCAAGGCGAAGATTGTACCCCCGCCTGACATCTCGCGAGAGCTGAGCAAAATTTGCTCGTTCAAGCTAGACTGGCCGATGCGCTCCAATAGGCACATAAGGCTGGCATATGATTCTTTCCCTAGGGAGTACCTTACGGGAAGACATCACATTAGCGTGAAGCAGGTGCCTGACACACTTGCTATCATGCATTCGCGGAACAGATCCCTGAACTACCAGGGGGATACACCGCTGTCACACGGATTTATCCTACACAGGAGGTTCGGAGACAAGAAACAATCCATACAATCAGATGTTGATGGAGGGTTTTCGCTTTATGACCCCGAAATCGAGGGAGGCATAAGGCCATTGGGTGACGTGGACGACTTACTACACCACCTGAAACGTTCCGATAGGATGAATATGCCTTATCGGATCGATTACGAAGACTTTTGGAAGATAATCCAAGGGTATTCACTTGCCTGTGCGAGAGACGCTGTGTCTCTTGACTCAGACCCTTCCAGGAAAGCGGGAAAGTATATCCGCGACCTGGAGATACTTGTTTGGCATGGGGACAAAGTCTCTCTGGAAAACAAGCTTCCGGCTAACCAGATTCCTGGCTGGACCGGACCTGTGAAGGCGAAGGTTTCATTTGCCGATATCGCCTCACATGAGACGCAGATGCGTTTCATTTACGAGAAGACCTTCTGGGGTCATAGACTCGTATCGCTGGCTCAGGAGGAGAAAACCAAATCCTGGGCAAGAACCCTACAAAGGAAGCTAGATGCTCTCCTTGCGGGAAAAGGAAATCCGTCATGGTCTAAAGACATGACTAAGTCCATATACACCGATCTCTCTCTACGGGATAAGAGATCGAGGTCACTCCGACTGATCGAATGTCTCAAGACAGTTGGAGGTATGTTTATTCAGAGGTTTCTGGCCTTTCCGAATGAACATTGGTCCTGGGAAAAGTATGATTGCTTTGTCCTAAGACACCTCGCCATCTTAATCGATGATGAGTTTTTAGATGGAGAAATGCACCCGGCATGTCTCAGTCTAACTACGAGGTACTCGGAACTGAAGAAGGTCCGAAAGTGCTTCAAGAAGTACGCCCTCTCCTCAAGGGACGCGTACATCAAGTCAGCGGAGTTCGAAAAGGAAATTCCCCACTGGCTCAGAACGATGGTACCCATGTATAGGGAGGCCATCAATATTGAGGGAGACGTTTGGGCAGTCGCTGTACGTTCTACTCTCTCACAGACTCGGTGCATGGGGACCCCGCCACCGTTAGTCGTACACCAGTCGAAGCACAAGTTAATTACTTGCATTTCGAAGGTACCGAAACCTCTGACACCGACTCAGAGGTCTCTGGTCATGGTTGGTATTAATCGCACGATAGCGAAGATACCCGACCATGCATTCAGTGGTCTCGCTACCAAGGCGAGAATCACACTGACTACCGCCGCTTGCTGGGAAGAAACCAAGAAAGACGGTGGGAGTGTACAGGCAATTGCAGACATAATTGCTGGACTACATAAAGGTGTAAAGGCAAAAATAATTGACCTTGAAACCGGTTTGTATCTACGCGACGTTTCACACGAAGACGTAGAAGCAGGCGAGTACATATTCTGGAGGTCTCTAGAAGAAGTGCTCCGCTCAAAACCTGAGGAAATATCCCAGGTTAGGGCATTGGTGGTCAAAGAGCCGGCGAAGGCCCGCACTGTGACCAAAGGGAAGATATGTCTAAAGATAGTTTTAGACGTTGTCTCCAAGATCTGCTCGTGGCCTTTGAAAAAGGTCCCGACCAGTAAGTCCGGAATGGGCATGGATGCCCATGGATGGAACTTGTTCAATGACTTCTATTCGAATGAGTATAGGGACATTGCGTTCGCACAGGCGAGAGGAACCCAAAAGGACTACTCGCCTATGCGTGATCGTATAGTACAAGATGTGCTTTACGAGCAAGTGTTTGCAGAGTGTACTGACTTTGAAAACGCTACGGATAATATGCACCATGAGGTAGCATGGATATTCGCCGAGAAGTGGATGCTCGCTTGTGGCATTCCACGTGTCTTGCGTAAGGTAGTGAAAAGGACTTGCTTTTCACCCAGACGCGTTGTCTTTTCTGGTAGAGGAATCTTCTCTACCACTGGACATCCCTACGAAGATACGGATCGCTACGTAGACCTCGTTAGGGGAATCATGATGGGTGATCCTCTCACCAAAGTGATTCTTCACCTTCTAAACATCGTGTGTCGAGAGTTAGGAAGGTACATAGGTTCAGGGTTGTACAAAGAGTTAATCCTGGACCAGTCGATAACGTTATCAGACATTTACGTCGATACGTCACCGGTTCCCGTTCTTATTCCGGAGAATAGGACATGGGAGGATGCCCGACCTTACGCGACGGTCGAGGCAGGAGGGGTAATCCCGACCAATATCGGGTTACCACGACTTGTGCCAGCACGCCAGATCAGCGTGGTGGCAGATACCATACGTCGGATGACTCCGACGCAGGGGGATGTGAAGCTCATTACACCTGGTGTGCATGTGCTTTACGATGGGGGACAAGGACTTAATTGGTTCTTTATCCCAAAGGCCTTCAGGGACTCCAGCATGAGGGGGTTTACCTGTAAGGTGGATTCGTTAACCTGGCCGTATACCACGGAAGGTTTCGATGTTGAAGACGTTGTGCTACTTCGTCAAGGTCTCCAACCTCTGCCTTTAGACGAGATTCATTCTCGCTTAGGGGCACGCACTGAACCTACTCGACTGATCGAGCGTTCCAGTGTCCCAGAGGTACGATCAATATGGTCGTACCTTTGGGGTACCTAGTCCGGGTGGCCATGGACACCCGGAATGGTGATAACCCAAGCCGCGTGAAGCGTAGGCGCGGGTGAGGAGCCTGGTACTCTGTTAAGA